TGATCTTTATGATCAGGTGGTTTGTGTTAAGGAGAACTATTGGTAAGTTGGGCATGCTAATGGCTATGTGTATCCGCAAGCTAATAAGTATGTTCCATCGGAGCACTTCAAAGCTGTCATGGATTTCGGTAATGACCAGTACGCATTATCACATGTTGACCGGATTGATGAGATTGAAAAATCTCACCGGAAATATGCTGAGACTTGCGATCTGCGAGATTCGAAATTGCTTGATAGAGTTGTGCCACTAATAGAGCCTGTTATGTGGGAGATTTGGGGGGATGCCTTAAAAGCCCCCATGTTACGTCCCTGTGAGGTTATTGGTTTGCAAGAGCTAAATAAAGGTTCTGGCATTGCTTGCTCTTCCCTAAAAGGGGAGTGTTGGCATGCTAGTCCTGGCCTTGCGATCGAGACTTTGCAGAATCCCGAGTTGTTTGATGACCAGCCATGTTTGTGGATGTGTTCAGGAAAACTGGAAGTTAGGGATGTTGCGAAAGATTGTCGTTGTTATTTGATTGCCCCTATGTGGCATTCTATGCTTCTGCAGATGTTTTGTAAATTGCAAAATGTCCAGATAATGGAAGGGAGGTTTGAGCTCCCATCTGCGGTTGGCATGTCTGTTCCATATGATTGGTATGATTTGCGGCGACGTCTGTATCGTTATGAGCGGTCGGACTTTAAGATTAAGTTCTTTTTAGCTGACATTAAGCTCTACGATTCACAACAATACCGAAAGTTCTTTGATGTCCTTTCATCAATTCGTGCTCGTGGACTAAACCTTGGGCGTAGGTCGCGTTTGAGAAAGTCTTTTGATTCACTATATGCCAAAATCAAATCGCGTTTTGTTATTCTGCCTAATGGGAAGATCATCTATACAAAAGATGGTAATCCGTCTGGTAGTGCAAACACGACTATGGATAATGGTATGAATTCAGTTGCGCAGCTTGCTGTGTGCTGGTTTGTGACTCATGCTGACTCCTTCGTTGGATTTGTGGAATTTATTCAACGTTGCGCGTACCTCACCTTTGGGGACGACCTAATTTGTTCGATCACTTGCCCTGAGGATGAACTCTTTTTTAAACGTCTGCCTGAAGTCTGGCAATCTATTTATGGCTCAATTATTAAGTCAGAGATTGTTGAACGATGGTCGGATGTGCATTTTTTGGGAGCTCAACCAATTGGTGATGTTGATCCTTACATTTACTTGCTTAAACCTTACGATATTCCCCGTTTGGTGGCAAATCTCTATTACAAGGGGTCATCGCCTAAAAACTTTGATCCTTGTGTGGAGCTTCAGCGAGCGTTGGCACATCGTCAACTATTAGCACCTACTGCTCTCGTTTCTGACCATAAGTTACTCGACATTTTGTTGGTGTGTACTCGACGGTTCATGAAGAAACATAATGCCTCTATGCGTCATAGTGATACATGGAAGTTGTTGTGTGATCGTGTTAAGTTGAATCATATTGATTTTCTTGCCAGTACTGTTGGTTCTCAGCCTCTTATTGATGAGTCAAGACCATTGCTTGGTGGTTTGCCCATGGTTCTACCTGTGGTTACTGCGGAATGTAGTGATGCTCCGAAGATGAAGATGAATAATTTTCTCTTTGGGCTTACACAACTACAGCCTCCACATCTGGACTTTGGGGTCCATTATTCTAGTGGCAGTGATGATTCTGATTCAGAATTTTCTGATGAGGAGCGTCCATTGCTTTCCCGTTTTGATTCACTTTCCATTGACGCGTTTGCTTCTGTAAAACGATCGTTCCGCATAAACAACAAAGATGAAATGTCTTTGTCTTACGCACAATGGTGTGAAAAGCATACGGCCAAGCTTGCCGATTTGTCTAAGGCTGAAAAGAAGAAACGTTACAACGACTTCCTCGCCAGTTCCAGTGCGGGAGCTTCTCGAAAGGGGGCCCTCCGCTCAGGTTTTAACGGTGCTGGAAATTCACTTGTCAGCGGCGGATCCAGAAATGGAAATGCTGCTAACACAGGACCCGGGCCTCAAACTCCTAAGAAGGCATATTCAATGCCTGCTTTGTCCTCGGCTACAGCAGCCTATGGAATGAGTCTCCTGAATCCTGGATGTGACGATTGTAATGGTGCCAAAGTTGTCTCGATGATTGATCAGGACTCTGGGGTTATTAATTCCAAAGTCGTGCTTTCAGCGGGGTGCCCTTCCGTGCCGGATTCGTCCGACGCCAATATTCCATATGATCAGACTGGTTCAGGTGCCTTTATTGGCAGACCTGGTGGTCTCTTCATGAGCTATCTCTATACTCCCGGTCAGGAAACCCTTGGATGGGTCAATCCTGAAGACCAGGATCCGACAGAATCCCCCGGACTTGTTGTCTTCTCCCCTCAAAATGGTGGTGATGTCTACATGGCCCTGAATGTCGGTTATGGTGGGACTACTGAGAATGCTCCTGACACGATGCTCTACCCAAACCAAAATCCTTCAAATCCTTGTTGGATGAGTCTCCCCGATTGTCAGCAGATTCAAATGCTTTCTTCAAAGAAGCGTGTTGTTTCTTCTGGTGTCGAGGTTGCTTATACTGGTCCCCCCATTACTGGGTCCGGTCAGATTGCGGTTGGTTTAGTTCCATGGGACATGTTTCGCTCGACAGAGATGTCGATCAACGATACAGGTTTCAAGGTCTATCCTGCTGCACTTTCCTGGGAGCAGTTCATTCAGCTCGAG